TTGAACAAGACATTTAATATAATTGATGACGTTAAATTAAAAGATAAAATTTTAAAAGGATTAAACAATGACAAAAAGTAAAAGAGAATTATTAAATAAAGACAAAGAAATATCTACTATATTAGATTATTCATTAGACATAGAATATCATTTACAAATGATAAAACAATACGCATCTGAAGAAGAAGAATTTGATGAATTAATAGGTGAAGATGTAGATGAGATTAAATTTTTAATAAAAGAGATATTTCAATTAGCACTTAAAATTAGAAACGAAAATGAAGAAAAATTCAAGTAAAGGTTTAGGTGATTCTATAGAAAAGGCGTTAAAAGCTACAGGAATAGACAAAGTAGCTAAAAAAGTTCTTGGTGATGATTGTGGTTGTGAAGAACGCAAGAAAAAACTAAATCAAATGTTTCCTTATAATAATGTTAGGCAATTTACAGAAGATGAGTTGTCTATATATGAATCAGTATTGCCTAGAATACAGGGTGGCAGAATAAATGGTCAAGACCAAGACATAATGCTTAAGCTATATAACAAAGTGTTTAATGCTAATAAAAAAAGGTCAAGCTGCACACCTTGCGTAAAAGAAACACTAGATAAATTAGAAAAAGTATATAAAAATAGCTGTAAAGTATGAAACGAGCAGGATATACACATAGAATAAAAAAACGTAAAAAGCGGAAAGGCATACACAGCAAGAATAATAAACCAATTAAAAAATATAGAGGACAAGGAAGATGAATGAACAAATTTTTAGATTCTGCTGTAGATGTGTTAGAGAGGCACCTATTATAAAGGGAAGATGTTATTTTTGTAAAGGAACATTTATATTGTCAGGACCACAAGATGAATTATACTTAATAAACAAAAAACAAAAAGTTGCAGAATCATACTAAAGTATATTTTAATTTTTTCGGTTATGATGAAAGCTCATATATTGACTGTGAAATGGAATGTGGCTCAAGGGCAGTAGATATTCACCATATAGAAAGAAGAAATAAAACCAAGAATGATTTTATTGAAAACTTGGTTGGCTTATGTAGAGATTGTCATATTAACTGCAATGATAGCTCTTTTAATATGTACGTTAGAATAAAACACTTGGAAAATGTATGCGTTCAGGTTTACGCATTAATAAAATTAAATGAACAATTAGATGAAAATAGAAAGTAAATTAGTTAAAGACTTAAACCCTGCATCATATAATCCTAGACAGATTAGCAGTAAACAATATAAGGACTTAAAAGAATCAGTTAAAAAGTTTGGTTTAGTTGACCCTATAATTATCAATAAAAATGGAAATGTTGTAATTGGTGGACATCAAAGACTAAAGATATGTAAAGACCTTAAATATGTAGAGGTTGATTGTGTAATGCTAGACCTATCAAAAGAAGAAGAAAGAGAATTAAACATTAGATTGAATAAAAACACAGGGGACTTTGATATGGATATATTAGCTAACGAGTTTGATATAGAAGAACTTACGGATTGGGGATTTAAGCATATTGACCTTGATATTAACATTGATAAAATTACAGAAGGAAATACAGAAGATGACCATATACCTGAAGTAAAACAAAGCAGAGTTAAACTTGGTGATGTTTGGCAATTAGGTAATCACAGATTAATGTGTGGTGATAGCACAAAAGAAAGTGATGTTGCTAAACTAATGAATGGAGATAAAGCAGAATTATTACACGCAGATCCCCCTTATGGAATGGGTAAAGAAAAAGATGGTGTATTAAATGACAACCTATATAAAGAGAAATTAGACACTTTTCAGTTAGAATGGTTTAAAACATTTAGACCTTATTTAGAGGATAATGGCTCTTGTTATATTTGGGGAAATGCTGAGGACTTGTGGCGTTTGTGGTATTCACTTTTAAAAGACACAGAACGCTTAACTTTTAGAAATGAGATAGTGTGGAATAAATATAACGTGTTAACTTGTAAACCCACAAAAATAGAAATGATGCGAAGTTATGTAAACTATACAGAAAGGTGTTTGTTTTTTATGATAGGCGAACAAGATATGAAATACAAAAGAAATGATAAAGAATTTAATTACATTTTTGAAGATATAAGAAAATATATAGACACAGAAAGAGAAAAAAGTAAATTAACAGTAAAAGAGTTAATTACTATTGATAGCACACGAGTTAGTCACTATTGGGCAAAAAGTCAATTTGAATTTCCTACAAAAAAAAGTTATTTAAAAATTCAAAACTATTGCAAAGAAAATAATATAGATGCTTTTAAAAAAGATTACGAAGAATTAAAAAAAGAATATGAAGAATTAAAAAAAGCGTTTTACGATACAAGGACATACTTTAACAATACACACGATAATATGACAGACGTTTGGAATTACGAAAGAGTAAAAGGAAAAAAAAGACATAACCACGCTACACCAAAACCTGTTGAAATGATGGAACGAATAATAAAATCAAGTAGTAAAGAAAAAGTAATAGAGCCCTTTCTTGGTAGTGGTTCAACATTAATAGCTTGTGAAAAAACAAACAGGACTTGTTATGGCATGGAATTAGACACAAAGTATTGTGATGTAATTATAGAAAGATGGGAACAGTTTACAGGACAAAAGGCAAAAAAGGTATAACGGTTTAAAAACGGAATCAATGAATAAATTTCCAAATAAAGCAACACAGTTCAGTTCTACTAATCAACCAAAGAAGAATGGTAGACCAAAAGGACGTAGAAATGTAGCTACAGTATTAAAAGAATTACTATCAACACAAGATACTAATATGGGTGGAGAGGGTGACTTTGGAAGTCCTATAGCTAAGATGTTAATACAAATAGCGTTCCATAAGGACAGTAATAATAATGAAAAGTTAAAAGCAATTAAAGAAATCCTAGATAGGATAGAGGGATTGCCAGACCAGAATGTTAATGTAAGTGCATCCCCGCCGTCTTGGATTAATGATGATGATGAAACAAGCTAAACCATATTATGACTTAAAACAATCTACTAAGAGAATTTGTGTTTTACAAGGAGGAACAAGAAGTGGCAAGACATATTCTATTTTATTAGGACTAATTGAATTTGCCTATAAAAATAAAGGCAAAGGTTTGTATATCACCATAGCTAGGAAAACATTTCCTGCATTAAGGGGAACAGCAATGCGTGATTTCTTTGAAATACTAAAGAAAGAAAACTTGTATGATGAAAGGCTACATAATAAGTCAAGCTCATTATATCATCTATACGGTAATAATGTAGAGTTTATATCAGTAGATCAGCCACAACGTGTGAGAGGTCGTAAAAGAGATGTTCTATTCCTTAATGAATGTAACGAGTTTGGGTTTGAAGAATATACACAATTAGCATTAAGAACAACTTATAAAATAATAATTGACTTTAACCCATCAGAACAGTATCATTGGTTATACACACAAATTATAGATGCAGATAGAGATGATGTTGACTTTCATATATCAACGTATAAAGACAATCCATTTTTAGAACAATCAACAATATCAGAAATAGAAAGACTAAAAGAAGTAGATGAAAATTTATACAGGGTCTTTGGCGAAGGGCAGCGCGGGGTTGCTACAGAAACCATTTTCCCTGTATTTAACATAATTGATAGTATTCCAGAAAACGCATCAGAAATAGCATTAGGATTAGACTTCGGATTCTCAGCAGACCCCACATCATTAGTAAAAGTATATAAGCACGATTTAGATTTATATATTGATGAACTAATTTATGAGAAAGGATTAACTAATCAAGACATAGCGCATAAGATTAAACAATTAGGAATAGATAGAAGTATTGAAATATATGCAGATAGTGCAGAGCCAAAATCAATAGAAGAAATATACAGGATGGGTGGCATTAATATAAAACCTACTAAGAAAGGAGCAGACAGTATTCGTATTGGAATAGACGTTCTAAAAAGACACAAGCTAAATATAACTAAACGTAGTGTTAATGCAATTAAAGAATTTAGGAATTATAAGTGGATAAAGAACAAGAATAGCGAAATCACTAACAAGCCAATAGATGCTTTTAACCATGCTGTAGATGCAGTTAGATATGTTGCATTAAATAAGTTAATGGTGTCTTATTCTGGCAAGTATTATATATCGTAAAAACAAATAATAACATTTTATATTTATTAGTAATGAAAGAGGTTAAATTAACAATACCTGATAATTGGTCTGACATAACAATAGACACTTATCAAAAGTATGTAAAAATACAAGAGAGTAAGGGAAGTGAGAAAAACAAAGTTATAAAGAGCTTGGCTCTATTATGTAACACCACACCCTTTGTAGTTAAGAAAATGGCTTATAGCGACTTATTAGAGATAATGGGGATAATTAAAAAGATGATAGACACAGAGCCAAAAGAAGAAGATTTTAAAAAGGTATTTAAATTTAACAAGATAGAATATGGTTTTGTGCCTAATCTTAGTAAGTTAAGCACAGGAGAATATATTGATTTAGAGGCATACTGTAAAAACCCAATAGAGAATCTTCATATTATTATGAGCATACTATATAGGGTAATTACTTTTAAACGTGGAGAACGCTATGCAATAGAAAGTTATGACCCTGACCAATTCAAGGAAGAACTATTTAAAGAGTGTCCTATGAATATAGCATTGAGTTCGCTAGGTTTTTTTTTGACTTTAGGAAGCGTATTGGCGAAGACTTCGCAGCGTTATTTGAAAGCACAGGAAAGGAGAGCGCAAAAGGCGTAAGTATGCAGAGCAAATGGGGATGGTATAATGTCCTATTTAGCCTATCAAACAATATATTAGACATAGAGAAAATTACACAGTTGCCTATATTAGAGGTGCTGACGTATTTGGCTTTTAGTCAAGATTATAATAATAAACAAAGAAGTAACTATGATAACTTTTAGAAACGTAGTAGGATATTTAGAAACAATAGCAGCTAACCACTTAGAAATATATACTTTTCATTCAGGTATGATGGATGAAGTTGATATTAATAAATTAGGCGCAGGAGATTACCCTATATTGTATGCAGAGCCAGGACAAGCAGTTATAGAGCAAGGTGTGTTGACATATAATTTTACAATATATGTGATGGAGATGATTAATGATGAAATAGAAGAAACCACAGGGTTGCCAGAAGTAGCAGGTATAAAAACAAAAGAAAGGGTAGGTAGAACAGACTCTTATTCTGAAACCCTGCAAATTGTCCAAGACGTTTTAAATGAATTTAAACATAGCTTAGTTACTGCTTCTTGGGTTGATGGCGAAGTAGTGTTGAATCTTCCTGTTACAGCAGAGCCATTCACAGCTCGTTTTGATAACCTTTTAACAGGATGGTCGGCTAATTTAAGCGTTCAAGTAAATAATACTAACAATCTGTGCATTGCACCAATATTACCTAATTCATAATGGAATTTAAAAACACTATACAATCATTACAAAAACTTGGTGGCAATGTCGTTAGGGAAGGACGTGGTATTCTTAAACGTAAGAAAAAAACTACAAGTCCTAATACTTTATTTAATGATTTTGATTATTTAGTAACTGCATCTAAAGATTCTGTTACATTAGAATTTGAGTTTGGTGGTGCTGAAGATTATTGGCAATTTGTAGATGAGGGTGTTAGAGGTGCAGGTGGATTTAAAGGGTCAGGTAGAGCAAGAGGACAAAACAGTCCATTTAAGTATTCTACTAAAATGCCACCTAGAAGATTTATAGATAAATGGATAGTTAGCAAACCACTCAAAGCAGCACGAGATAAGTCAGGCAGATTTATAGCTAGAAAAAGTTTAGCGTTCTTAATACAGCGTTCTATATTTCAAAGAGGACTTGAAAGAACACAGTTTTTTACTAAACCATTAACACAACAATTAAAAAAACAAACAGACAACATAGTAAAATCTTTTGCTGACGATATGGATTTAGCATTAGGTAAAACATTAAAAGATTAGAATATGGCATTAGGCAGTATATCATTTGTACAGAAACCCGTAAACACAACTTCTAAAGTTCCTGTTATTACTAATTGGACACCATTAATAGGGTATATGGTATATCAAGATGACATTAGTGGTCTATTTTATTTTAAGTTAATATTAGAAGTAAGATTAGATGATGCGTCAGGAACACTATTAGGCAAGATAAAACAAAGAAGGAATGGCTATAGTGTAGACGTTGCCGCTAATGAGGCTAGAGCATTTTTTGATTTAAGAGATATTGTTAATAGTCAGCTAATAGATACAGTAATAGACCAAAATGATACAGGACAACCATTTAGAACAATTCACAAAGTAGGTGTTAATACAGCAGCTAAACCTTTTAGTGTAAATGGAGATACTTCTACAGGAGGCACACAGATACAAACTATTTATGTAAAAGCATATCAACAATATAGTTCTACTGCTGATGCTATTCCTGCTGAATATACAAGCCCTACTGTTAATGATACACTATATTATTTACAAGCATCACTTCCTTTATTAACAGCTAGAAGTGCATCATCTGATTATGTGCAAGGGACTGATTTTAATGTGTTTAATGGCAATAGTGCAACTGATAGATTTTTAAGCGATTTAGAAACAAGTGCAGGAGATTATAATTTAAGTGGATATATTAACTACATTCAAGAAGCTGACTATCACACAGTTGCCTTTTTAAACGACAATTCTAATTTTGATAGCGATATTGAAAGAATACTTATAAAATACTATGATAGTGCAGGTAGCCAAATAGGAAGTACACAAAACATTGCTAACACTACCGCTAACGGTGGCTCTAATCCTACATCAGAAACTAATACAGATGCAGAAAGGTTAGTTTATTTTGGAGCAGGTCCAGGCAATTTACAAGCACAATCTGTGACTACAGCAGCAAGACCATCTGCTTTTACAGATTGGGTATATTATACTATTCAAGGTGCTGATTCGTCAGATGTTGTTAAAACAGCATTATATTACTTTATTAAACAAGATGGAAGCTGTAAAGGCTTTAAGGTAAGAAGATTAGCTTGGCGTAATTCTGTTGGTGGCTATGACTATTTTAATTTTAAAAAGAAATCTTCACAAACTGTAGAAGTACAGCAAGATAATTATAGCACAATGTTAGGAACTTTTAATGGAAGTAGATGGAGATATAACAATACACAACGAGGCAAAAAAACAAGACAAACTACAGCAATCCTAAAAGAAACTCTTAATACTGATTGGATTACAGAACAAGATGCTAACTTATTAGAAAAGCTAATAATGTCCACAGATGTTTATATAGTAGAAAATGCAGACACTACATACACTCAAGCTGTTATGATAACTGATTCTAGCCACGTTAGAAAAACAGTAGCTAACGATAGAAAAATACAATATACTATAAATATAGAATACGCAAATCCATTAAATACAAATAGCTAATGAATGTCAGATTAGTAGCATATAGGAAAGCCACAAGTGGAGCATCTTCTACAACGGCTTATAATTTAGACCTACAAGAAGCACCCAATATATCGCTTAATTATCAGTTTAGTGATGTTAAAGAGCCTGAAACTAGAAAAGGTAGCTTTAGCCAAACATTTAAACTACCATTCACAGACAACAATAATCAG